GAACTAACCTGTGAAAATTATATGTATGTAAAGTTGAAGTAGATTCAACTAATAATCCAAATCCTTGAGGAATTGAACTGGCAGTTACATTATTAATAATTACGGTATTTCCAGTTCCAGCTCCGTTGGTAATAGTAATTGTATTAGAGCTTGGAGTGAGAGTTGTTGAAACAGCAGCAATACTAAGAATTGCAGTCTGTCCAGTTGTACCTTGTGGGTTTGTAGCTGGGAAACTTGTTTCATTTGCTATTGCATCAAATCCACCAACGTCATCAATAAGGTCAACAATACGAGCTTCGATAGCTCCAGTTGTAGCAACGTGAGTATTACCTATTGACCATGTAGCGTTAGTGTCTATAACGTCAGTTGAGTCTTGACGTAAGAATCTACCGTCAGCTTCAGTCTCTGTGTAATATCTATTATCTAGTTGACCACCATCTAACTCTGTCTCTGTGTAGTACTGGTTATCTAATTGACCATTGTTTAGTTCGGTCTCTGTAAAATATCTATTGTCTAACTGTCCAGCATCTAACTCAGTTTCTGTGTAGTATCTAGTATCTAAAGAACCACCATCAAGTTGAGTTTCAGTGTAATATCTATTATCTAATTGACCGTTATCAAGTTCTGTTTCTGTATAGTATCTACCATCAACAGCTCCACCAGTAAGCTCAGATTCAGTAAAGTATCTGTTATCTAATTGTCCAGCGTCTAATTCAGTTTCTGTGTAATATCTACTATCAAGAGTTCCAGTTTGGAGATCTCCTATAACAATAGAACCATCTACGATGTTATCCGAATTAACGGTTATGCCACTAGGTAAGTTTCCTGTAGCAATCTTGCTTTGTGCTATAGCAGCACTTCCGCTAATGTCAGCATCAACAATAGTTCCATCTTGAATCTTTGCTGTAGTAATTGCCTGATCTTTAATGTCAGGAGTTCTCTGCAATTGATGTTGTTCTTGACTTGCAAATCGAACTTGATCGTTAACAGCATTTAAGTCCGCAGCTCTGATAGACGAACCAGCAGCAAATACTGCTGCTGCTGTGTCTAAATCAGTTTCTCTAAATATGTGAACATTCCCTGTACCAGCTGCTGCTGCTGAACCTAGTGTGACTGTAGTAGCAACTACTTTATATTGACCAGATGTTGGGGTTGTGTTGTATGTAAGCGGAGTGCCATCAATTTCAACTTTGATGTCAGTCGCTTTTATGTATTCAATTGATATTGAGTAGGAAGTATTCCCACCGTTAAAAAATTCTTCAGTTGTCGCCATCTGTATCCTTTAGGATTGATGGGTGGATTATCTATAAGGGAGTAAAAAATTATTACTTGTTTCCGAAGTTGTGTCATGCTGAGAAGTCGAATATAACGATTCAGCACTATTTATATTTATCTTCTTATCTTCTTGATATAACCTAAGAGCTTCAGGATGAGTTCTTACTTCAGACCAAGCTATCTTTCTAGCATTCTGGAATAGAGCATGTATAACTCTATTGTGGTAATAGGATTGCATAGGGTCATTAGCTCTAAGTCCGTTATTCCTGTCGTAAATCATTTGATTTATTGAAGCAAGAATCTTAGGGTCTTTCGCTAACTTATCTAATTCTGCTTCTAGGTTTTGATTACCTATAGCTTGCTGGAATAGAGATCTAAGTGTTGGTGTTGTGCTGAGATCTAATCCATCAGGAGAAGAGTAAGTAGACATTCTCATGTCATACCCACTATTAAATAGCATTGTTCTACCTTCACCCTGCTTAAAGTTAAAGTTAACAGGACTAAACATATTAAACATACGAGTTGGGAAGTCCCAATCCTTAATAGGCTCACCATTTAATAAGTCATATTTATTTGGTAGTCCACCATCAATATCCATCCCTTCAAACATTAGGTTTCTATTTCTAATAGATTGCCATACACCAGAATTTAACTCCTTCATGTAAGGGTTAATTAATTTACCTAATTCATTTCTTAGAGAAGAAAGAGGTATTTGGTTATTAGCTAATCCACCAACTATCCTTTCCCAAGAACCCGGTTTACCAGCAAACAAGTCAACAAAGTCTTGCATACTAGCTAGATAGGATTTACTTGTAACAGCTTGAGCTAGAACAACAGCTAACTTTTGGAAATTATCTTTTGTCCATTCCTCACCCATTAATTCACTATGATCTCCAATATCAGCAACCGTTGAGAGTATTAGGTTAAAAGGTTCAAACGCATCATATGAAACTTGAACTCCACCTATTGTAATTGTTCTAGGTTTATATCCAGCATCTATCCATGCTCTACGCTTTTGTCTATCTGTAGGTCCATTACCTGTAAGGTTTCCACTCATAAAATGTTGACTAGCCATAAAGATAACTGAGGAACCCATAGCAACTCTTCCTTTATAAAGAGCTTTAGCATTTCTTAAATCATTCATGCTATTAATACCGTACTTTTTAAGTTTCGGTAAATCAGCAGCTGTACCAAATACAACGTCATTAAATTCCTTAACTAGGAAATTAAATATAGGTGTGTGTTTAGCTGTAAGTTTTAAACCATTAACTCCAGTTCTTGCAAACAAAAAGAATGGTTTAGCCCAAGGAGTTTCATTAAAGACTGTCTCCAATCCTTTAGAAAATCCCTGTAGGTCTTCAGTAAGTGTTACTTCTTTCTTGGCAAAAATAACTGCATCATCAGTTATGTTTCCATCTGGGTCAAGTATATTCTTTAAGAATTTCTCCTCAAAAGCACTTACTGTTTCTGGGTCTACATTTGAAACTCTGCCTTTTCCTTGTAAATCGAAAGCTTCTCGCATAGCTTTATTCTTAGCTCTAGCTCTAGCAAGGATATATCCGAATGTATCGTCAGTAGCTGCCATTATCTTTGTGGAATAAGTTAGCCACTTATTGTCATTCATGTTCCTAGCCATGTTTGCTAAGTAATAAGATGCTTTATCAGCATCAGTTACACCTTCAGCAGTCTCTACCCAATGACCAAACATTTCCCATTGTTCGTCACCTTTACTATATTCTTGGAATCTATTCTTAATGGTTGAAATTTCTCCAGACCAATAACCATTTAACTTGGTTTTAAATAATGTCCAAGCTTCAGGTATTGCCTGAACGATTGAGTTGATTTCAGCTAAAGAAGTTCTAAGAGTCTGACCATCTAAAGTGATAGCTGCTCCTAATGCTTGGGATAAAGGACGCAAGAAAGTTGCAGAACCTGTACCCATAATTGCTCGCATTGGTGTTTTAGGTCCACTAAGAACACTATTTACCATTACGCCTTGAAGCTCTCTAGTTAAAGCTCCTACTTTCTTCTTACCATTAAACTCTCCACCTCTTATCTTCTTTCTCATCCAAGCATCTATATCAGTCAAGTTATGGATTTCATTACTCATTGAGATTGTTTCCCATATAGCTTTAAATAGACTGTCATCTTTGTTATTACCAGCAAAATCTAAAGCTAATTGGAAGGCTTCCATAGACTGTCTAACTTGATCATCAACAGCCATATGTACTTGTTTAAGATTTGCCTTACCAGCTGCAAATGCTCTTAACTGTCCAGATGTCTTCATCTTAGATAGTTTGATTTGAGTTAAACCAGCAATGATCTTGTCATACATTGCTTTAGTTGGACCCTCAGCTGCTTTAAGATCAGCTATTCCATATAATTCTCTACCAGTTATACCCATATCTCGTATCTCTTTCATCAGAGAACCGATAACTAAGTCAGCAGCTGCAATCTTTTCAGGGTCCCAAATCTTAATCTGATCTGCTTGACCTTCTTTAATCACAGTACGCCCCTCGAACATCTCTTTCCAGAACTCATCAGTAGTTAACTCTGAAGTGTTTCTGCCTTCAAATATTCTCTTAGCAGTATCAGCAGCATCACCCCATATCTCAGCAAGTGTTGTTCCTTTTGCTTTAGCAGCTGCAATTTCTTGTTTTATTTTTGCATCAGACATAAAGTCAGATAGTACTCTGGCTACTTGTTCTTCAGCCATTTGAGCACTTATTGCAGTACGTTCTAACTGAACAGGTGTATGTAGTGAATCAGTTGACCCGACCTCTGCACCCCATTCTTTTCTAGTACGTTTAAGTTGGGTATACACGTCTGAAGCTTTTCCAGTTGAAGTAGGAGCTGCTTGATATGAACTAGATATATCTTTATTTTTATAGGCACCGTATCCCGGTTTGGTTATCATCTCTTCTTGAGCTTTTTCAACTACTTGTGTACGAACATTCTGTTCCCTAGCAAGAGCTTTCTGCACTTCAATATTAGAACCATCACCTACAACTTGCTTACCTTTAAATATTTTTCTACCTTTACCAATAAATATTGCTGCACCATCAAACACAAGACCGATACCCATACCTTCTACAACATTCTTCAATGTTTTCATGGCTGGGTGATCTGTATCTTTAGTTGATATAGGTGTATCAATAAAATTAAAACGATCTCTCAAAATAGCTAGACCATTCTCTTCTTGGGAGTACTTAGATGCTAAATCTGAAACTCCCCCGATTGCTGCACCTCTTAATAAACCACCGGCTAAAGTAGTAGCAGCTCCAACTCCCATTACTTTTAAAGCTGGGATAGCAGCAAGTGCCATAGTACCAAAGTGTACGAGTGATCTAATTGCACCACCCCACCATGTCTTAGTTTCTATAGGGTTATTCTTATCAACAAACCAGTTATCTGATTCGGCATCATAACCTTCGTCAGTTTTATTTTCCTCTACCATCTCACCGCTGAACATATCAATTGCACGTTCCGGGAGAGTAACTAGAGAGGATGCTGTATCTTGTACACCGCCAGTAACCGCAGACTTTAATTCTTTAAAAATACCTCTGCGACCACCACCACCTTCTTCGTTTCGTGGGTCGTCAAACTCGCGTTGACGTTGCTCCATTTGACGTTGCATCTCGTCTTGATTTTGCTCACGATTTTCGTGATATTGCTGAGTTTCATCATAAACTTTTTGCGACTCAATGTCGCTGTTCATCACTTCCTCAGAATCTAACGAGATGTTTAAATCTCTTTCAAGTTCCATTAATTAAATCCCTCATAACCAGTAATGGTATTTTTGTAGTCATACGTGACACCTGTGTATTCTTTAGTCACTTGCCATCCTGTATGCCAACCACCCTCGTCATAGGTAGGTTCTTTATCGACAAAGCCATCAATTGTTCCAACCCATTCTTTTCCACTTGGACGATATGGTGTTTTAACCCAGTGCTCTCCATCCCATTCAACGTATTGATATCCAGCAAAAAGGTGATCAATTCCATATGATCGTGGTAATTTTTTCCATGCACCTTTTTCAGGTTGAAGTTGTTCTAACCATGTCTCATTTACATGAACTATTCCATCTTCCGTTACAAATGCTTTACCTTTATTCTCATCATTAGCGTTGTAATCTTCAAGCAGTTCAGGGATGATATTAGTGTATTCATTGAATCCAATCTTTTCACCGTTCTCAGATTCAGGACCATAGGCTTCGATAGTTGCTTGTATAACTCTAGCTGGGTCTTTAAAGCTGGTTAGTAGCT